GCGATGCCGTAGCGTTCGGACCACAAATCGGACGACCAGAGCAGCTTGGCCCAGCCGCCGCCATCGTTCAGGGTGGCATCGGTCACCTGGGTCATGGTGTCCGAGCCGGGCTCCCTGGTCCCGCACTCCCACAATGTCTCTTCGGTGAAATGCTCGAGCTTGCTGGCGACCGTCTGGGCCGTGTCGCCCTCGCCGCCGACTATGGAAAGCTTCGGTCTTTCCAACGTTAAGATCGCCGTCTGTTGGAAGGCTTCTTCAGTAATATCCGGGTCGCGGGGATCAACGTGCACTAACATATAGTCTTTGTCTGCTTCAGATAACGCTGGCCTACGCATTTCCCGTTGCTCTCTGACCAGGTCTAAGTCGTTATCTTGTTGCAGATAAAGATCGCCTAACTCTGTCTGCAAACTAGTTAGATAGCTCGAATCAGGTGGCTTTAGCTCCTTCTTAGAGCGGTCAATTGCCATCGCGTGATCCAGTACAATAGACAACAGCCGGTACCCCCGCGTCGCTTGAGACGACCGGGGGCGTGGCACCACGGAGGATGAGTCCATGGGGCGACCTAAGGGTACGCAAGGTATTGAGTGCACGTGCAAGACGTGCGGGGTCACGTTTCGCGAGTGGCCGTATCGCCTGGCTGCGAATGGCGGGCAGTACTGCGGCACCAAGTGCTGGTCGATCGACCACACCATCACCAGTTTCTGCCGCAATTGCGACAAGCGCATCAGCATCCCGAAGAGCGAGACGCGTAGCCCTCTCGGTCAGAAGTACTGCGATAACGAGTGCCGCAGCGAAGCTGCCCGCAAGCGTCTGCCCATGCGATTCTGGGCGAAGGTCCACAAGACAGAAACGTGCTGGCTGTTCATGGGCCTCCGCACGAAGTTCGGCTACGGCGAGTTCCACGTGACCGCGCGTCAGCCAGTGGGCGCGCATCGAGTCGCGTGGATCCTGACGCACGGCGGGCCAATCCCTCAGGGCATCTACGTGTGCCACACGTGTGACGTGCCGGCGTGTGTCAACCCGGCACACCTCTACCTCGGGACTCCCACGGACAATGCGCGCGACGTGGTGGTCCGTGGACGCCGTAAACCCAGGGTGGTGCCTGCCTAACGAGCGGTCGATGGCCACGACGTAGCCAAGTGTACGTCACACGCCGATCACCAATGTCACACGCCGGTCACACACGCGCCCGTCGTGGCCATCGATCGCTTTACACAGCTACGCCGGGGTCGTCCGACTTGTCTGGCCGCCAGTCGTCCCACACGTCCGCGGCGATCGTCGCGTCGTGCAGGATCATCAGACGCTCAAGCTCTTCGAACCCATCGTTACGCACCTTGACGTGCCGCTCAAACGCACGCCCACCGATACGCATCGACTGGATCTGCTCAAGGGTGAAGGTCCGCAAAGTGAAGTACCGCGCAGCGCCGCGGCCATTCCAGATACGGCCATGTAAACGACGCCCAATCGAATCGGTGGCCCGCAGGATTCCACCCGCCGCCGTGCCAAGCTGTTGTCGGAAGTGCTCGAGCAGGTTGAACTCTGGGTGTTTCCGATCAATACCTGCCAACTCGTCCGCAACCGGACGGACCGCTGGCTCAGCCTCAGCCTTAGCGACAATCTCCGCGATGGTGTATGGCCGCGGCGGACGGACGTCGTCCAGTCCCTCGATCACCCGTGCTAATGCGCGCCTGGAGGCATCGTTACCCCGCATGTCATGCTCCCTGTACTACCGAAAGTGGCTTCCTCAGCCCTGCTCGCACGGCGGCCATCACGTCATGCAGCCATGCATCGAGCGCATCCATATCCGCCAGTGCTGTCTCGCGGTACTGATACGCCAGTAACGCCTCAACCACGGCGGCCTGGTCCAATGCCCGCAGCCGGGCCAGATCGTGCAGCATGGTCTGCACGAGGAGAATCTCGTCGGTATCCAGACGCTCGCGCTGCTGCCGACGGATGGTGTCCGCCGCAACAGTCGGCCGTCCCACCGCATCGAGTGGCATAGGCACATCAACGCGGCCCTCGACATAGGCTTGCTTGCGATCGAGTGGAACGCGCTCGTCGGTGATCTCGCGGACGGCTGCCTGCGTCTCCTGGGCGGTCCAGCCATGCCTGGCTGACGCATCTGCCAACGACTGCCACGTCTCCTGCGGCGCTTGCTGAATGGCGCTCAGAGCTGTGGTGCTGGGTGACTTGGGGGTATCAATATTGATAGCCTTCCGCACCCGTTCAGCCTTCTGTACATGCACGACCAGCGATTGCGAGCACGCCACTATGCGAGCGATCTGAGGAGTAGACCGCCCACGACCCAACAATCGGCGTACTGCGATCTCCTTGTCACCGCGCGCAAGCGGTCGGCCGTGGCGCGCGTTCTCACTGATCGCCGCTTCCTCCGCTTCCTCGCGCGTACCCGTGCGGACATCGGCCGGAATTGATGTCTGATGGTCACGCCGATAGGCGGCGACGCGGTGAAAGCCGTCAGTCAGATACAGCGTGCCATCGATGTCGTACACGAGCACCGGTGGCAGCTCGCTCAGCACTTCGCGGTAACGGTCGACGGTGTCATCATCGAGCCGCTGCCTCACCTGCAACGACTCGTCTAGCACCAGGGTGTCGAGCGAAAGAACCCGAACGGTCATAAGACTCCCACTACCTCCTGTTATCTCCTACCTGCCGCGAACCGATAACTCGAGCGTGGCCGTTCGGCCGTGGCCAACTGCGACCCCAGCCATGCCAGTGCCAGCCCGATCACGGTATCGTCATGCAATCCCGGTGGCGCCGAGTACCGCACCATGCCCGTCACGGTCACCGATGACTCGAACGCCAGCAATTCAGAGGTCTGCACGGGGTCGTCTAGCAGGCTGATCTGGTTCTGCTCGATGGCCAGGGCCAATGACCGTACCGCGGCATCCTTCGAGGCGTTGGTGGCCGTCCAGGCGTAGATGGGTAGGGCCGCGCGAGCAGAGCCCAGCAGTCGGGCATAGCCGGTCTGGAGGCGTTCGACCAGGGGGCCGCCCATGCTGTTGGCCTCGGCCACGATCTGCACGGGGTGGTAGAGCTCGGCCCACCTGTGCAACCGCTCGGCCTGGAACTCGAAGTCGATGTTGCTGAACCGATCGAGCGCCACCTGCTCGTTGAGAGTAGCGTCGAGCACGCTGATGACGGTGAAGTCGTTGGACCGTGCCCAGTCCACGCCGAAGACGTACGTGTGACCACGCTGGGGCGGCATCTGCTTGAGACGTGAGACGCCCTGCACGCCACGGAACACGCCGGCGCCCTCGAGCTGGACGAACTGGGCGAGGTACTCCTGGGCGTACGCGCGTTCAGGGAGCTCGTGGCGGGCCGCTTCGATCTCGTCGGGGTGGATGTAGGGGTTGACGCTGGTGGGCATCTGCCACGATCGCCAGGCCCCTTCTAGCGGGTCCTGGCCCAACTGGTAGAGCTGGTGAAAGTCGTTCATGCCGCGGGGCGTGGACAGGAACCAGGCGTCACCGGCGTAGTCGGCGAGCGTTGGGCGGATGGCCAGCTGCCAGATGTCCAGGAGGTTGGGCACCATGGCGGCCTCGTCGACCACCACGCGCTGGTACTTGCGACCGCGGGCAGGGTTGGGGTCGTCGAGTGACCAGAGCTCGAGGACGCCGCCGGTGACGAGCTCGAGGCGATGATCCTGCTCAGACTTGTTGCGGGTGACCGGTTCGATCAGGGTGCGCAGTTCGCGCCAGAACTCGCCGAGCAGCTTGTAGCTGGGCGCGAAGTAGCCTGCTGGGCGACCTGACAGCGCGGTGAGGATCAACTGATGCTGGCCGAGGGTAGATTTACCGGAGCGTCGGCCGCAGGCCAGGACAGAGAATCGGGCGTTGGCCTGCATCACGTCGTGCTGCCAGTGCAGTGGCCGCGGCAACGTGATGGTGACCGGCATTTACGCGTGGCCGTTCGTGTGCTCGTGTGACAGTTTCTCAGGTGTCGCGGCATCGGCGTACTCGACGCGGATGGTGGAGTCGCCGGTGGTCTGGATCTTTTCGGTGGGCTTGAGTCCGGCGCGATCGAGGATGTCGCGTGCCGCGGCCAGAGCCAGGGCAGGGTTGTCGTCGTCGGCGATGGTTTTCTGGATGCGATTCAGGGAGGGATCAACCAGGTCGCGGATACGATCAGCGGCAGCGCGCTGCACCTGGGGTGCTCGTCCGCCGTGCCACTTGCAGACGGGGAACCCTCGAGCGACGAAGGCGCGGCAGCGCGCGCCGGTCTGCTTGCTCATGGCCGAGCACGTACGGCGATGCTCATGGAGTCCCGAATTTGTCATGTGGTCGTGGGAGGCAGGGGACGGACGTCGTCTGGCTGGTAGGGCGCGACGACGCCGTCCGAGTCGAATTTGATCAAGAGCAAGCCGCGGGGCCA